AACCGCATGTCCTCACGTCCGAAGTTACCGGTCAATTCCGGGGTTGTCTTTCCTAAAACCCTGTCCGATGACCTCGGGATCACCGGCGAATGGGCTGAATTTTTTGAAGACTGAACCAAAAATACATATGAAAAAGAAACAAGCTGCTGATATGGCCGAAAAAAACCACGGGGCTCGCGCCCATTCAACGATATCCCCATCGGGGTTCACTACTATTGACCCTGACCAGGGTGGATGCCCGGGATTTGTGAGACCGGTGAATGAAAAGCCCCACCCCGTGACTGTCCTCGGGGAAAAACTCCACGAATTGATGGACCGCGAGGACCTCACCACACTGGTCGATTCCCCGAAATACCAGGAACTTGACCTATGGGACAAACGTGCGATCAATTTTTGCCTCGAATCCCTGAATGAGGTGACCGATGGGCTCATTGGTGAGCGTGTGTTGTGCGAACCCAGGATCGAGATCATGCCTTTGCCTGATGGTGAGATCATGACCGGGCATGTGGACCGCGTTCATCTGTATGAGGAGATGAGGACGGCTTATATTTTTGACTGGAAGTTCGGATGGACCCCGGTCGAGGACTCTGAGACGAATTGGCAGGGCATCCTCTACGCTTATGGGATCTTCAATAGTTTCCCATGGCTTGAATCTGTGTTCGTTACCTTCATTTGTCCGCGTCTCAAGACTTTCAAGACGGCGAAGTGGACCCCGCAGACCCTCACTCCGAAGATCGCACGAGCCATGACCCTGCTCCGCATTGCGTATGAACATAGTTCCCCGGAAACCTGGGTGTATAATGAGGTGAACTGTTCCCGCTGTGCCCGTGTCTGCTGCCCTAAAGTCGGGCAGATCGGGGTTGACCTCGCCACGCGGTTCCACAACGATGCGATCTCCTTCGACGACCCGGACGCCCCGGATGTGACTGCTGGGTTCCCTTTGAAGATTGTCGATCCCCGCGAAACTGATGACCCGGATGAACTCGGGAGGATGCTCAACCTTTCCCGGAGCCTTGTGGCCTGGGCAAAGCTTGTTGAGGAAACCGCGCTTTCCGTCAGGATGGAGAAAGGGATTGATATCACCGGATGGGAAATGAAAGAGCGTCGTCCGAACCTCGTTATCAAGGCCACCAATGAGGCCATTACCCTGCTTGAGGACAAGTTGAAGCTTAACCCCGCTGTGTTGGTTGCAGCGTCTAAACTTTCGTTCCCGAAAATTATTTCTTTCGTAAAATCAAAATATGGTTTGACAACGGAAGAAGCCCAAGCAAAGGTATGTGGTATTCTGAAGGAAGCCAACCTCCTCTCAGAAGGTGAACCAACTAATTTTCTCTCGCCACTGAAAAAGAAACCATCTGATTTTGTGGCCCAATGATAAACTGAAAACAAAGAACATACTGAAATGAGTAAGATCAAAGCAGAAACTGAACTCGCGAACAACGCCGCTTCCACTGCAATCGCTGTGGCGGAAGACCAAACGCTCGCACTGTCATCTGACCTTGGTGTGGATGGCGACTGGGATACGTCGGATATCGCGATCCCATACCTCTCGATCGTCCAGAAGACCTCTGAGTCTCCGTTCCCTAAAGGGAATATCATCTGGAACCGCGATCATGTGATCCACACTCTCGGTGAAAAGCCGATGACTGTTGTCTTCCTCCAGATCCGAAAGGAGTATGTGGAGGACCTGCCGTTCGGTTCAGACGTTAAGCCCCGCAGGTTCCGTTCGAAGCACGATGCTGAAGCCGCCGGTCTGTGTGACAAGCGTGTTGCCGCCGAGGGTGACCCGACATACAAGCCTGAGTGCGTGTGTCTCGTCCTCGTTCCGGTGCCGATCGAGTATTCGATCACCCCATACGAATCACTTCCGGAAGAGTTCCGGATCGACGAGAAGACCGGGTGGGCAAGAGCACTTTGGTATGTCCGTGGCGCTGGGTTCTACAACGTGGCCAAGCCCGTTGCAACGGCTGTGACCTCAGGGCATCTCCGCGATGGTGTGTTCCACGGAAAGTGGGCACTTTCAACTGAATACCGCACTTTCGGGAAGAACTCAACATATCTACCGAAGCTCCGCGCTACCGGTAGGGTGTCTGATGAAGGCTTCCAATGGATTTCTGACAACTGCTTGTGAGTGCAGTTGCAGGAGTGTGAGAAGCGTTGGTTACGTGGGGATCAGGGGTGGGACCCTGATCCCCTTTTTTTGAACTTTCCCCAGAAACTGAAACGATATGAACTTCCGCGAGCGGATTTTGAACTACAACCCTGACGTCGACGCGGCGTCAATCGACTTTGAAACATACTACTCCGACACATACTCTGTGAAGGGGTCCTCCTACTGGGCGTATTGTCACCACGAGGAGTTCGACCCATATATGGTGTCGATATACTCGACGAAAAGGGACGTCTCTTTCGTCGGTCACCCCAAAGATTTTGATTGGTCCCTTATCGAGGACTGCATCTGGGTATCCCACAACTCACCGTTCGACCGGGCGGTATACGAATCTATTGTCAACCATTTGAAATGGGTCCCCGCTGTTCGGTATCACGCGTGGGTTAATACAGCGGACCTCGCCCGCTTCCTTCAGGTTCCCGGGAACCTCGCTGGCGCTGTGAAGGATCTCCTTGGTCGCATCCGGAGTAAAAAAATCCGGAGTGACATGAAGGGGAAGAAATACCTTGATATTCCTGATGAGGAGAAGGAGAGCTGGAAGCAGTATGCTTTGGATGATGCGGTGGACTGCCTTGAACTTTGGGAAACCTTTTCACCAAAGTGGCCGGTCCAGGAACAGCTCGCTTCCTTGCAGACGTCTGAGATGATCTCCCGCGGTGTCTACGTGAACCGGGAGAAGCTGGACCAATACACCAGCGTGATTAAGAAGGCCGTGGACCTGGCCGAGACTTCGATCCCCTGGTTCGGTGAACCTGTGAAGCTCAAGAACGGGAAGTTCAAGATGTCCAAGGGTAGAGTGGTGTTGAAGAAACCTGCCAGCGCGATTGAACTTGCGAAGTATTGCCGTGATAACAACGTCCCCGTCCCGCCGTCAACCGATGTGAAGGACGAGTCATTCCAGGAATGGGAGTCCAAATATGGGGAGGAGTTCCCGGTTGTCCGTGCGATTCAGACCTGGAGAAAATGCAACCGTCTTCTCCGGTTGTTTGAGGAAATCACAAACAGGATCCGCGCCGATGGCCGGATGGAATTCCCTCTGTGTTACTTCGGCGGGGGGAATACCGGAAGGTGGTCGGGGCGTCCCGGTGAGGTGGGGGACTCTGGCGTGAACATGCAGAACATGGTCAAGGCCAAGTTCTTCTTTGATAAGGACGGGTTCTTTATCGGGACCAGTGATGAGTTGAAGAAGGACGACCCTCGCATAGCCCTCGAGATGGACTACCGGTCCCTCTTCTGCCCCGCTCCCGGGAAGAAGATGGTTGTCATCGACTTGTCCCAGATTGAGCCCCGTGTCTTGAATTGGCTCGTTGACAACTACGCGTTCCTCGAGATGTGTAAGAAGACCAGCCCGTATCAGGCCCACGCCGAACTCACGATGGGGTGGGACAGCAGCAAAGGGGATTTGAAGAAACTGAACCCGAGGATGTATGCCTTGGCTAAGGCTCGTATTCTCGCTCTCGGTTTTGGTGCGGGGTTCAAGAAGTTCCTCGGGATGGCCCTGATGTATGTCGGGCAGGAGACCTTTGATGTCATCTTCAAGGCCCGTCCCTCTGATGAGGACCTGATGCGGTTCGAGAGTTACCTCAAGTTCCTTGCCGAGAAGATGAAGGCCAAGGAATACTATGAGGAGTATGTCACCCTTGATGAGGTTACGAAGTGGTCCTGGGTTAACTCGTGGCTTCAGGTTTCTGACTTCCGCGAAACAAATCCTTTGATCACCGGGTTCTGGAAAGAGATGCAGGACTTGCTTACTGATGCTATTACAAATCGTAAGCCAGCTCTCACCCTTAATCTACCCAGTTGGAGATCAATACGTTACCACTCCTTCTCGAGGACAGATTTTTCAGGAGAAGTTGTTCCGGGCAGACGGAAACGGCTATACGGGGGAATGATTGTTGAGAACTTGACTCAAGCGACTGCTCGTGATGTGTTTGTCGAATGTTCGTTGAACCTTGAGAGACATGGACTCCCTGTCCTATGGCCGGTTCACGACGAAGCAATCGTGGAAATTGATGAGCACCAGACTGTTGAAGACGTGTATGAACATTTTCTGTGTCCCATACCATGGGCCGAGGGTGTCCCCCTCGCCGCAGAAGGACATGAGGTGCCCCACTATTGCAAATGAACCCTAACCAACCGATCCCATGCTTAGTATCAAACCAAACTATGTGTCCCCAACTGTCACTTCCTGTGACGTGGAGAGCTTCATCAAGACTGCCCCTGAGCTACCGAAGGTAGGGAAGGATGTATTAAAGAAGCTTCTCAAGAAACCGGAGACAAAACATGCACTGTTCTCATTCGCATTCGGGGTCAACCCGACTGCCTCGATCAGTGAATCGACAAACCCCGTTGCGGAGGTCCATGGGTTCGTCGTTGACATGGACCAGGTGATCGATGTCGACACCGCGATCGGAGTGGTCAAACGGAACACGACGATGAATATCCTCCCGACGTGGATTCATTCCTCGCAGTCCGGCAAGATTCATTTGCTGTATGAGTTTGAGCGTCCTGTCAATGTTATTGACCTCGAGGAGTATAAGAGACTCGCCCAGACCTTTGCGGCTGAGGTGAGGTTGTCCCGGGTCCTTGGAGGGTTCGACGCTTCGGCCTTGGATTCACCACAGGTGTATTACACATACGCCAACCCTTTCGTTCCGTTTCCGGGTGGGGCGAAACTGTCTTACGAATATATCCAGAACCTCCGTTTCCGTATCGGACAGGGGAAGTTCTACAATTCATATGGAGTTGAGGTTCCACTCGGCACAGTATTCGCGGCGATGGAGGCGAAGTTTCCCAACCATGGGTATACTTCCCTTCAGGTAGGATCCCGTGGTAAACGGTTTTGGGATGAGACCGCGGAGGATGACACTTCCGCTGTGATCCGCAGCACCGGTGTCCAATATTTCTCGGATGGTGGTGGGTTCAAACCCTGGTCTTCGATCTTCGGTGAGGCATTCATTGAGACGTATCAACAGGATCGATTTCAGCAGATGTTCTCCAATATGTATTTCGACGGGGCCAAGTATTATCGTTACGTCGGGGGCAAGTGGATCATCGACCAGAGGGATACGATCGCCACATGGCTCAAGGTGAACTGCAAGGTTTCTTCGAAGATCCCGAAGGGTAAGACTTTCTCCGAGTTGGATGAGTGTTTTGAGTTCATCAACTCTACTGGAAGGGTGAAGGGGGCAGCGTCTTTCGTGTATCAGAAGGACTTGATTGTCCACTATAACGGGGACCGCTGGGTTAACACCAACACCATTTTCCCAATGGCCCCTGCGGATACGTCTGTTGAGACATGGGGGTATAACTTCCCTAACGTCGCCCGGTGGCTGTATTCGTTCTATTGTTCTGAGTATCAACTGAAGGTTTTCCTCGCCTGGCTCCGTAGGACTTATGTGGATGCCTTGGCCGGGGCACCTCAACGGGGTCAGTGCCTTTTCAATATCGGCGGTGTCCATGTTGGTAAGACCCTGATGATCCAGAAGTTTCTTGGCCCGATTCTCGGGGGGAGTGCGGATTCTTCGTCTTATATGACTGGAGCGGAGAACTTCAACTCTTCCATGTTCGGGACCGGACTTTGTTATGTGGATGACCAGGCGGGGTTTACAGATTTCACATCACGGTCCAAGTTCTCTTCCTTGTTGAAGAAGATTGTGTCCAATGGCGAGATGGCCCGGTCTGGAAAGTTTCAACACACTGAGACCTTCCCGTTTGTGGCCAGGATGGTCATCTGTATGAACGACGACCCGAACTCACTCGGGATGCTGCCTGAATTGCAGACGTCCCTTGTGGACAAACTCATCATGTTACGCTGCGGAAACGGATTTGATTTCCCGTCGGGTAACTCGTTTGGTGATGTCATCCAACCCGAACTGCCGTATTTCTGCCGGTGGCTCAAGGAATGGACCCCACCAGAGGACGTTCTTTGTGGGAACAGATTCGAGGTTGTCTCTTTCATCGACCCATCTATCCAGGAAGCTGCGGAAACAGGAGACGAATCCCAGACTGTATATGAGGTCACTCTCGAGTGGGCCCATGATTACTTCCGTTCTGTGGAAGGGAGTAAGAAAAGTCACTTCGACATCACAGGGACAAGGTTCTATTCGATGGTCTCCTCATCTGACGACGCGTTCAAGGCTGCCTTCCGTAGCCTCAATGCTACTAGGTTCCTCCGGATCATACGTGGGCTCATGGATACTGGTCGTATCAATTGGATCACATGCAACAAAGGAGTGGAGAAGAATGTGATATACCGCATCACCCCTCCAAAATCCACTTTCTAGTTGCAGAAACTGGAAATAGGGTTTATTGGTTGTGGATGAGTTATTGGAAGACTTGGAAAGATTATCCACCAGCGATGGTTCGGATATACGCCAAGGTCCGGAGGTCTGGACGTTGGCTCACCCCCTTGACGGATGAGGAGATCGCCATAGGGGGTGGGCTGACTGTCGCTCGTGTGAAGGAGATTTCCTTTTTTACATCCTGGGACTCCGTTCCTTTTGGTGATATGGAGAAGTTTGTCCGCGGTTGCCGGTTCGATCCGACCGATTACAAGGATCGCCACAGAGCGGAGACCTACGCAAGGAACGCCAACTTCCATTTCTGGAAGAAATCTGGTATGTTTGAATCTCATTTTGTTCCGTTATGCAGGAATCTGGTCAACTCGAAGAGGAGTCCGGGCGAGTGAGTGTCCTTCTACCGGAACGCCTCTTTGGTGGTCGGGTCTCTAAAGAGGAGTTCCAGAAGGTTATATCAACAGACGAGGAAGTCCTCCAGATCGCTAAGGAGATCCATGAATCCACTGAGGGACATAGCCGGGTTTTTGACTTGTGCTTTCAACAAGATTCCCTTGAGCGTCAACAACTTGACAAACTAGAGGACCAATTCAACCAAAGAGCCAGGTTTGTAAATCGGGCGATCGAGATCATGCAGGAACTGCCTAAGTTGCATGACGAGTTGCAGAATGTATCATATTCGTATTCAGTAGCTTCCAAAGCCAGGAGGATGAGACTCCTCAAATTGGAGAATGACATCTCTGGTTGGAAAGAAGAGATGCTGAGAAAGCAGCAGCAGATATACAAGAACCTAGCTCTCCTTCAAGCCAACCACGCATTGAAGGAGATCCGACAGAAACCCGGATTGGATTTGAAAAATGGACGAGAAGCTACAAGAGAAAGTTAGTGTGATAACGGAGTCCGGCGGTGACCTCGAGATCGCTGCGGCCAGGCTTGGTGTTCCAGTTGATGAGTTGACTGAAGAGGTTAAGTCGGATCCACGGCTCTGCCCCTTAGTCCCCGCATTGGGGTCGGCATCCTCGGGGTCTGTCCCTGCATTTAAGGAACAACTCACAGGACGACAAGGACTTGTGAACCGGATGCTGGAGGGGTATCACGGGACGGGCATCTCCGACGAGACCCTTGACAAGATTAAGAAGTTGAACGCGAACGAGTTGGATGGCGCCGCTTTTTTGGTGGCCACTCTTTCGATGAACCAACAGATGATGTCATACCACGTCCTCCAGATGTTCCAACGCATGGAGAAACTCGCCCAGCAGATTGACGACCCTAACACTCCGGAGAAGATGAGGATCACTTACCAGTATCTGTATAACAGTATGTCCGATCTCCTGGGTAAACACCACGACAGGCTCCTCGGTGCTACTACAGCCATTTACAAAGTCGGGAGGGTCTCGCGGGATCAGAAAAAAGAACGCCCCGGCTTTTCAACAGCCATTGATATCCAGGCCCAAGAGTAACCATGCAGTTCTCGCAAAAAGTAACTTCTGATTTCAGGTTTGATGAAGATCTGATCAATTCCGTCCAGGATGAACTCTTCGGTAAACAGAAGAGCTCCGGATTGAAATATGACCTTCAATGGATACCCACGCTCAATCCTGCTCAGATGAGGGCATACACCAGCTCAAAGAAATACGTGTTGTCTTATGGGGAACGTGCATCCGGTAAGACGATGGGGGTTGGACACAAAGCAGTCTACCATTGTATCCATGAACAGAACGCTTTGGTGTTGATCATCGTTCGTGTTCGTTCGATGGCAACGGAAGGGGGGCTTTGGGAAAAGCTCGCGGTCGATATCCTTCCCCGGTGGAAAGACGGCATGGGCCTCGAGTATTCTGAGGAAAGGATGAATGAATCACGGAACCGTTTCCGGTTTGTGAAGAACAAGTTTGGTGGGTGGTCAAAGATGGTGCTTATCTCTATCGAACACGCTCAGATGTTGAAGTCCCGCATCAAGGGGTTCGAGCCTTCCATGGTAATCGTGGATGAGCTTACCTCCATGAGTGATGAAGCGTTCTTCACTGCGGTCATTCAACAAGTTGGCCGTCGTCCTTACATCAAAGGGGTTCAACAATACCTCGCCACAGCGAATCCGGAAGGTCCGTCGCATTGGGTGTATAAACGGTGGTGGGAGTTCCCCGAGGGCACGATCAAGAAGAAGGAAGATTACGAGGCCATCCACGTCCCGATCTCTGAGAATAAACACAACCTTCCGGACGGCTACTATGACCGCGTCATGGAAGGGGTGAGTGAGGACCCGATCGAGTATCGTCGCCTCGTTCTCGGTGAATGGGTTGACCGGCCATCAGAACGTGCTATCTTCCGTGGAGTGTTTTCCCCGGATCTTCATGTGGCCGGGGATGTCCGGAAGAGGATCGTCCCGAACTCGAGCGATGTTTGTCCTGTTGGTTTTGACTTCGGGACGGCTAACAACGCGATTGTCTTTCTCCAGAGGACACAGGTGGATGGTAAACCGAGATGGATCGTTTTTGATGAGATGGTTTACCTTGATACTTACGTTCCATTTGACACCCTGGTCCCTGGACTGTTGAGGCGGGTTCGGTTCTGGAACCAGCAGGTAAACAACCTGAGTTGGGTTTACATATCGGATGACGCGGCCATGAACCAATACCGTCAGTCCGGTGGGGGTGGATACGACGCCATGGAGGTTGAGAGGATCGCATTAAAGTGGCGTGATACAATCCCTGAAGCCAACAACTTCAGGTTGCGTGAAGCGCCAAAGTTCTCTGGTTCTGTTGAACGCAGGGTCCGGATCCTTTATTCTCTTCTCCAGAAAGATGAGATCATCATATCGCGCCATTGTTCAAATGTTCTTGACATGCTGAACAATCTCGAGGGCGAGAAAACAAACTT